GGATACTATCCTTCACCAACTAGAGGACAACGAGCTGCAGTTATTGCCGATTACATAGAGTGCGATCAAAGTGCTGCTGCTTGGATAAGACCTGAACAATTAGAGTTATCATTATGAGCGAAGAGAAGCAGACTAGAGGACATGTTGCACGGATGCGTGAGTGGGGAAAGGTACAATACCGTAACCGCCAAGCAAAGCTCAGGAAAGAAGGAGAGTCTAGTCACACAGCATCTTGTAAGCGGATGTTGCAGAGTATGTGTCCGAAGTTAGGGGACAGAGTGAAGCACATCATTGACCAGTTTAGCAGTCCAGGATACACAACACCACTTTACCTGACCTTCGTCATGGATATGTGTCCGTATGAGATTGCTGTTATTGCTTTGCGTACCTTCTTGAACAACTTGGACAACCACTTAGCTATCGGGAAGATGGGACATCGTATCGGTAAAGCATTTGAGAATGAGGCGAGGTGGAAGTATGCGTTGGAAAACCTGAGTTTAAATAAGCAGGACTTACTAGCCATACCTGACCGTAAAAAGCAGAGCAAGATCAAGCAGTTCTATAAATATGAAGATGTCCGTTTTGAATTGTGGCATCACAAAGCTAAGGTGGGATTAGGACTGTGGTTGTTGGAGGAAATAAGACAGCAAACTGGACTCTTTAAAGTGGGTATGCGTGAGAGTACAAGAAGTAACATGCCGGAACGCTATATCTTACCTACATCTGAGTTTAAAGATTGGATACATCGCTTTGATAAGTGGAAGGAAGCGGGACAAGTATTTAAGATGGCATTACCTGACCGTCCAGTTGATTGGCACGGATTGATAGGCGGTGGATACGACATTGAACAGCTACCTGCACAGAAGTTTTTTACTGGCAAACCTGTTGAGTGGTTTGAAGGGAATAATTACGACCATGTCATGTCTGCTGTTAATAAACTTCAACAAGTGGAATGGAAAATTAACGAAAAGATTTTAGATATTACTCTAAAGTGTTGGCAGAATGAAAGGGTAGTCGGAAACATTCCACAATTTGGAGAGATACCTGAGCAACCATATTATACAGGAGGAGATGAGCAGGAGCTTACTATCTGGAAGTTAAAACAAAAAGATATAAAGACTACAAATGCTAGTAACAGCTCCAAAAGATTCCAAGCTTGTCGTATCCTACATTTAGCTAAGATGTACAGCAAATGGGACAAGATATACTTTCCGTATCGTTGTGATTACAGGGGTAGAGTGTACGCTATGCCTTACTACTTACATCCACAAGGATCAGATTTAGCTAAGAGTTTGTTAGACTTTAAAAACGGACAGCAAGTGGTGGATGAAGAGGACTTGGAGGCTGTGCTTATACACGGTGCGAACATGTGGGGAGTGAAAGGTACACGAGAGGAGAGGCTGGAGTGGGTAGGTAAACGACAGAAGTTTATATTGGAAGCAGCGAATGATCCACACGGAACCGATTGGTGGACAGATGCAGCTGATCCGTTTTGTTTCCTTCGCTTCTGTCTGGAGTTTAAGCAGTTTACGGAAGAAGGGTACGGATATGTTAGCTACCTACCTGTGCGTCAGGACTGCTCCAACAACGGCATGCAAATCCTTTCGTTATTACTACGGGACAAAGAGACTGGACGCATGTGTAACCTGGTGGAAGAAGATAAAGCGAATGATATGTACCGGTATGTAGCTGATCGTATCTATGATGAGCTAAAGAAAGACGGTGGTGTTATTGCCAGGAGTTGGATGCAGTACGGCATTAAAAGAAAGATTGCTAAGATGGCAGTGATGAACCGTCCTTACGGTGCTACCAGTTATAACTTAGTACAGGATTTATTTAAGAGTATAGGCATTAACCATCCGTGGAGTAGCACAGGTGAGATGTTAACTGCTGTCATTTGGATCAGTAATATAATAAACAAGATAGCAGATGAGGTGTGCGAACCTGTTAACAAGGTGATGAAGTATCTACGAGAGACTATCAGATGCTTACCTTACGAGAACGGTATTACTTGGACCACGCCTACAGGATTTAAAGTTAAGCAGAGCTTTCGTAAGTACAAGAAGGTAGATTTAGAATCTGTATTTGATAACACTACTGTATATGTCCGTACCTTTACTGAGTCAGATGAAATAGATACCAAGCACCACGGTAACGCAGTGACTGCTAACTTTATCCACAGCCTTGACGCTTGTATCGTCCATCAAGTAGCTAATGAGGTTGACTTTGACTTAGCAACTATACATGACTGTTTCGTGACCCACGCTTGTAATGCTAGAAAGATACACCAAATAGTAAGAGAGATGTACGCTAAAACTTTCACTGTTGATCTCCTGACTGAGTTCCGAATGGAGCAAATCAACAACAACCCAGAAGCAGTACTGCCTGATGTGCCGGAGCTTGGAGACTTAGATGTGTCCGCAGTTAAACGCCAGCAGTATCTGTTATCTTAATAACCAATAACACACTAAGAGAAATGGTAAAAGCACGTAAGAAACACGACATAATAAAAGCACAAGGCACTGCAAGATACGCCCACTTGAATGAACCGAATAAAAGGTTTGATGAGTACGGCGTATGGAGTTGTGATCTTGTTATCGACGACGCAACTAAACAAGGAATCGTAGACAAGTTAAAGCCGTTATACGAGGCTGAGTTACGAGACGTCATGGAAGCTAACCCCGGTAAAAAGATCGAGCAGAAGGGATTACCTTTTACCGAAGTAGACGGCGGTCATATGTTAAAAGCCAAACTGAAAGCTGGAGGTAGAAGACGGGACGGTACGGAGTACGAGTTATCTATCGCTCTGTTTGACGCCGCTGGTAATAAGTTACCTGAGGATGTACAAGTATGGGGTGGTTCCAAAGTGAACGTGGCATTCCGTCCGAAGTTCTGGTACGTAGCTAGTCAGGGGTTTGGGGTGACCTTTGAGTTGTCTGCTGTACAAGTGATCGAACTATCCAACGGTGGTGTAAACACTCCAAGTGCAGATGCATTCGGGTTTACTTCGGAAGAAGGATACATCGCTAATGGAGGTGAAGACTTGACCGGAGCATTTGATGCGGAAGAAGAAACAACGGAAACGCTCACAGCGAACTTCTAATTATCGTTCCGGATTCGAAGCTAAATTAGCACACCAACTTCAGCGTGGTGGTGTCAGTTTCCAATACGAAACGTTAAAGTTAGAATACACTAAGACGGCAACTTATACTCCCGACTTCATATTACCCAACGGCATCATCATAGAAGCCAAGGGTGTATGGACAGTGGAGGATAGAACGAAGCATCTACTAGTTAGAGAGCAGCATCCACACCTAGACATAAGACTAGTATTTATGAATGCTTCTAATAAGATTCGTAAGGGAAGCGACACCACCTACGCTAAATGGTGTGAGAAAAAGAATATACTATATGCAAACAAAACTATACCTAAATCATGGCTTTCACAACCACCCATCAACCATGCAGTAAGTGCGGATCAAGTGACGCATTGTCCACCAACGACGACGGTAGCACCCATTGTTTCAGTTGCGACGATCACGTTGGAGCCGGACGAATGAAGAACGAAACCACCTCCCCAACACCGAGAGATTACGTACGAGGAGAACCACAAGCTATAGCACGACGCAACCTCACCGAAGACACTTGTCGGAAGTGGGGGTACTGGTGTGGTGCTATGAATGGTGAACCTGTACAGATAGCTAACTATAAAACACGGGACGGCAAGACTTGCGGACAAAAGATTCGTACGCCGAACAAGAAGTTCCACATTAAAGGAGAGCTACTTGGACTGTACGGTCAGCACCTTTGGCGAGATGGTGGTCGTCGTGTCATTGTGGTGGAAGGAGAGATCGATGCGTTATCTACTTCTCAAGCAATGGATAACAAGTGGCCTGTCGTATCTGTACCGAACGGAGCTGGAGCAGCTAAGAAATATGTAGCTCAAGCAATCGATTGGTTAGACAGGTACGAACAAGTGGTCTTCTGTTTTGATATGGACGATGTCGGACGAAAGGGAGCAGCAGAATGTGCGGCACTTCTTACACCCGGCAAAGCTTACATCGCAGAGATACCACTTAAAGACCCATCTGATATGTTAGTGGCTGGACGGGCAAAGGAGTTAGTCAGTTGCTTGTTCGATGCACGTGAGTACAGACCAGACGGTATCGTGAACGGTAAGGAGTTGTGGGATGTTATCGCTGATAAGCAACACAGTAAATCTATACCTTATCCGTATGCTGGACTGAACGAGCTGACACTTGGACTGAGACAAGGAGAACTTGTTACCGTGTGTGCTGGTAGTGGTATTGGTAAGTCGTTATTCTGTAGAGAGATAGCACACCACATCCTTGGACTTAACGAGAAGGTAGGATACATAGCTCTTGAAGAAAGTGTACGACGCACAGCTCTGGGTATCATGGGCATCCATATAAACAAACCTATCCACCTTGAGGAAGACGATACAAGTGAGGAGGTACTGCGACCAGCGTTTGAAGAGACGGTAGGTAACGGGAACTTCTACACTTACGATCACTTCGGTTCGATGGATAGCGACAACTTACTAGGTAAGATAAAGTACTTGGTTAAGGGGTACGATTGTAAGTGGATATTCTTGGACCACCTATCGATTGTTGTAAGTGGTATCCAAGGAGACGACGAGCGACGATTGATCGACAACACCATGACTAAACTTAGGAGTCTTGTTGAAGAGACAGGATGTGGTATGGTACTTGTCAGCCATCTGAAGCGTGTCGATAGTGGACACGAAGAGGGAGGACGAGTAAGTCTGCACCACCTAAGAGGTAGTCAAGCAATCGCACAGCTATCGGACATGGTGATCGGCTTGGAGCGTAACCAACAAAGCGAAACAATAAGTAACGAGACACGAGTCCGCGTACTGAAGAATAGATTCAGCGGACAGACAGGACACTGCGACACTTTGTATTACAGCGGTGATACAGGTAGATACACTCCTGATGTGTTCAAACCAACTAATGAAGAAACCAATAACCCATTCTAATTATGACACGAACACTATTCTTTGATATAGAGACCAACCCGATTAACGATTGGTCCACCTACTCAGACCTTCACACCGTCCACTGTCTATCCATCTACGATCCTATGATCCCTAAGATGCTGACGTTTCACGGGGAAAGTATAGAGCGTGGATTGTTAGAGCTACAGAAAGCAGAGCGTATCGTCGGACACAACGTCATTGACTTTGATATACCAGCACTCAAGAAGCTGTACGGTTTCACACCACCGCTGATTAAAGTATTAGATACTCTTGTTGTTAGTCGATGTGTGTTTCCTGATCTACGGAACGATGACTTCGGACGGAACGGATTTGATAAAGCACTGGTTGGTAGTCACTCGCTGAAAGCGTGGGGACACAGGATGGGTAGCACAACTAAGCTGACATACGGAGAAGAGGACAACGCATTCGATGAGTACAACGATGAGATGCGTAAGTACTGTGAGCGTGATGTTATCGTTACTCAGTTGCTGTACGATTATCTATTCAAGCAGAACCCAAGTCGAGAGATGATAGCGATTGAGCATTGGTTCAAGTTTGTTATCTCTATGCAAGAGCGACACGGGTTTAAGTTTGATCTGGATAAAGCAGACGTACTGACTGCCAAGCTTATGGGTATCCGAGCGAAGCTTACCACTGACTTACAAGATCAATGGAAACCTACAGAGGTAGAGATGAAGAGTCCAGCTGGTTGGACACTACAGATTGTAAGTGACGATAGTGTAGAGGTTATCCAACGTAAGACAAAGAACGAATTGAAGCAGGAGCTGAAGAGTCGTGGTTTGAAACAGACGCTGGTAAAGAATGCTAAAAAACAAGGCAACGCAGTGAAAGAGATACCGTTTAATCCCGGTAGTCGTAAGCAGATCGCTGAACGATTGATGGGTCTTGGTTATGAACTACCTACTGAGAACGACGGAGTATCTTATAAGGTAGATGAATCTGTACTACGTGGTATCGACCACCCTATAGCAGAGGATTTGTTATCGTATCTATTGGTACAGAAAAGACTTGGTCAGTTAGCAGAAGGACAACAAGCGTGGCTCAAGCTACAAAAGAACGGAGTGATCCACGGTAGCGTCAACACTAACGGAGCAGTTACAGGTAGATGTACACACAGCAATCCAAACGTAGCACAAGTACCAAGTGTACGGGCAGAGTACGGGACGGAGTGTCGTGAGTTATTCACAGTGCGTAACGGATACAAGTTAGTAGGGTGTGATGCATCTGGACTTGAGCTTCGTATGCTTGCCCACTACATGGCATTCTACGACAGAGGTGAGTACGCTAAGATCGTGACCGAAGGAGATGTACACACCGTCAATCAAAAGGCAGCAGGTCTTGAGACACGGGACCAAGCTAAGACATTCATCTACGCTTTGTTGTACGGAGCAGGTGACGAGAAGATTGGTAACATAGCAGGTGGTAACGCACAGCTCGGACAGAAACTAAAGCGTAAGTTCTTCAGTAGTCTACCAGCACTCGCTCGTTTACAACAGGATGTACAACGAAAGGTAAAACACGGTGGAGAACTGAAGGGTCTTGACGGACGCATCCTACCGATACGAAGCAGTCACGCAGCACTGAATATGTTATTACAATCGGCAGGTGCAGTCGTGATGAAAGTCGCACTCGTACAGTTATTCCATAAGATCAACCAACTAAGATGGCAGCACGGTAGAGAGTACGCATTCGTTGCGAATATCCACGACGAGTTCCAAGCTGAAGTACTACCTGATAAAGCAGAAACCTTTGGACATCTAGCAGTTGAATCTATCCAACACGCAGGTAAACAACTGAAGATGAATGTACGGTTGGACGGTGAGTTTAAGATCGGTAACAACTGGGCAGAGACACATTGATGATGGACGAAATACAATATGACAGCTACACTACCCTTGCTCATATATATGACACCAAAGATATTAGTTACACCTACGAGTGGAGACAGAACTACATGCCATCATCTAAAGCACAAAGGATAGGAGCAGTAGCAGAGAGCCGCTTCATAACAGAATGTTTAGAGCGTGACTTTGAACCACACACACCAACGACTCCTATGCCTTGGGACTATATCGTTCACTGCCCAGCTGGTGATCTAAAGGTACAGATAAAAAGTACAAGTGTTAAAGACAAGACATCGTACACAGTTAACTCTGCTTGCGGTGCTAGTTATAAAGAACACATGTCTGATGCTATCGATGTTGTAGGTATATATATCATACCGCTCGATGAGTGGTGGATGATACCACGAGATATAATAAACAGTAAGACTATAAGACTGTACCCTGATAACCCAAGCAAAAGCAAATACAAGAAATACCAAAACAACTGGAGTATATACTATGAGTAAAACCAAAACAACATTACTGATTGATGCAGACGTCTTAGCGTTTGAAGCAGCAGTAGTATCCGAAGAATCAATCCAATGGAAGGACGAACTGTGGACGGTCCACGCAGACATGGCATTAGCTAAAGCACGTGTGGTCAACAAGATCGTAGAGTTCCAAGAGAAACTAAAGACAGAGAATGTAGTGCTGTGTCTATCAGACCGTGCTAACTTCCGTCGTAAACTTAACCCAGACTACAAAGCAAACCGTGCTAAGTCACGATTGCCTATCATACTCAAGCAAGTAAAGCAGTGGATCATCGACGAGTTAGGTGGTGTGTTGTGGGCGAACCTTGAAGCGGATGATGTTATATCTATATTAGCTACTGACAAAGCAATGGATGAAGAGACTATCGTTGTTAGTATAGACAAAGACTTCAAGAGTGTACCCGGTATCTTCTTTGATTATAACAAGGGAGAGTACCACCATCCAACAGAGGAAGAGGCGGACAACTATCACTTGATACAAACCATAGCGGGAGATCACACGGATGGATACAGCGGGGTACCCGGCGTGGGTGTGGTGAAAGCTCAACGAATACTGGAGAAGGATGGATACACATGGGACACTGTTGTAACATGTTACGAGAAAGCAGGGATGACTGAACAAGACGCACTGATGAATGCATGGATGGCACGACTACTCCGAGTAGATAACTATTGTTTTAGAACCAACACTATTAAAAGATTATGGACACCGAAGAATTACCAAACCAAGGATACACTAAAAATTTCTCAACAGGGGCTAAGCGTGACGGGGACATTGGACGGGGACGACCCAGCCTTATTCCTCCAGACGCCCTTCGTCGTCTCGCAAAAAGATTTGAAGATGGCGG